CTCCGCTTCCGTGCATTCTTCGTAGGGTGCCTGTCGATACGTTCCTCCGTCGTAGGGGAGGTAGCTGACTCCACTGATTTCTCCGAAATTTTCCCAAGTCCAGGCTCCGACTGCGGGCCAGTCTCTTTCTTCAACTGAAATAGTGACACTGGGTTTGTGCTCACACCAATGCCGCTGGAACGTAAGCCAGAGCTCAAGATGTTGTATAGGAGTGACATCTGATCGAGTGATTCCGGCGGGTGCTTTTTGAGGAAAGCTAAACACAACCGTCTGATCTGGTTTATAAACGCATGCTTCATTTGGAACTCCTTGTTCAACTAAGAATGTTGTGAGAGGGTCTTTCTTATCTCCCCTAACTCGGCGGATGTAGAATTTAGAGTGTCTAGGGTGGATTCCAGAAGCGCTATCAACGAGTTGGCTGACGGTGCCTGATGGCTTGACGCAAGTAATCGAAGCACTCTTAGGTATTCCAAGCAGTGCTGCAAATTCTTCGTTGGTTCGTCTAGCTTCCTCTCGAAGCTCGGTAAGTAAGGCATTTAATTCGTCTCCTTGAGTTGTGAGTAGTGGATTATCATAGATACCTGTGAGCGAGACCCCAAGGAGTCGTTCTTCTTCAGTGTTACGTTGCCACACCTTGCGCAAATAGGGAAATTTAGTGAAGGTGGATTGGATTGTACCAAGTATAGTTGCGAGACGCACTTTCCGTAGCAAGGTTTCTCTGGTGTCGTCATGTCTTACCACCACTTCAGAGAGGTTACAAAATTGGTATGGACGAAGAACAATTTCAGAGCAAGGATTGGTACCAAAATCATAATTAGTGTCTCGATGACCGTATTTGGCCACAGTTTTCTTTGCAGCGTCTCTGTTAAAGATTCCACGCTCTCCAGAGTGCGAGTTGTAAAGCGACAACCACTCTTCCATAAATTTACCAACTGTAGGCGTTTCGTTATATACAGCCGAATTATTTGCAAGCGCACGGTGCGGCGCAGTATCCCACCAAGGTCCAGCTTTAGCATGACGGATTCTTTCATCATCAAGATCAGATAACGAGATCATTGCAGAGCGACGTACGCCGCCAACCACAACCACCTCACCAATTTTACACATCAAGTCATGGCACTCTAATGAATGCAAGCGACGACCCTTTGCGTTTTTAAATGTAGCTACAGTAAACTCAAACAGGTCAACTAATGGTTGCGGCCCAGAAGCTCTTCCACCAAATGTTTTGAGTCGTGCTCCGGCCGGGCGGACGTTGCTGACGTCCCACTTTGGGATTTCTCCTGCCCAAAGGTTTGCGAGGAGTAAACGTAATGACTTGGCCCAGCCTTCTTTGCTGTCGTGGACTGCAATGGTGTGGTCCGATTCAAAAAGTTTTTCTGGCACTTCCGGCAGTAACGTAATGTACTTTGATTCCACCGAAAAGCCGACACCCGTGCCACATAACAAGATGAACATTGCCTCGTCGAACGACTTAGGATCGTCAACAGGCAGATAGCTACAATTATACACGCAAGTATTATCACGATCGGCACTCTTTCCTGCCGTCATCATGGCGCGCATGGACGGCATCAGTTCTAAGTTTTTAATTGCGGCGAATAATTCTTCTTTCACCGCAGAATTTGCGGAGATTACGGGGGTGCGGCTAAAGATATAGTCTACATACCGCTGCACCGTCTCTTCCCAGGTCTCACGACGACCCTTATCGTCTTGAAAGCGGGCGTAACGGCTTGCAGCTATGTATTCTTGGTATTGATCCATGGTGTCTTTCTTGTTATAGGTTTATAGAGATAAAAAAGCCCGACGCAGTTTCTACGCCGGGCCGCCCAATACTGGGTACTGCTTAATCGAAGTCGGAGGCGGATGCTGTAGCACCACCTAACTTCTCGCCGTCTTCTAATTTCTTAACGGATGTCAAACCGTATGCAATTCCTTTTGTGCCACTAACATCATACGGGTACATTGTAATTAATGCACGACCATAACAGCCGCTGTAAAACTCGTTCTTGTCAATAATGGTGTTTGAGTTCTCATCAAACACTGCAGGTGGATAATCTTCGTTGGCGCTAGCATTGAAGAAATAATGACCTGCGTATACTGCGTCCTCTTTCTCTAAGTCACCGTCACGCAAAGCACCTTTTAGATTCTTTGGAACTGAACCGCCAAAGTATCCTGCGTTGTCTGTCTTAGTTTGCTCAAATGCTTTGTTAAATCTAGCTACGCCTTCCTTGTCCGTTTTTGGAATCAGAATGGATACAGAATACTTCATCTGACCATTGAGCGTCTTTGCTGGCTCAAATACATGGACGAATGAGAAACGTACTTTGTCTGTTACGAACTTGGTTTTAACTGAGTTACTTGGCATAATTTTTACCTTTTTACCTTTTTAATTAATCCGATTTAAAAGGGCCGGATCGTTCCCTTACTGCAATTATACACCGCTTTTATGCGTCGTACAATATTCCATGATTTGCTAAGGCTTGTTGCATTGCTAATGCCCTAACAAAGTCTAACATATATTCTGTTTCTTCAAGCAGCTCTGGATCTTCTTCAACTAAATCAAGCACTTCGTAAATAGATGACCTTAACTGCATCACCGATTCATTGTGCCCGTTGCCTGGCAATCCATCAAAATCTTTTGTAAATTTAGTGACAAGTGTATCCGGTACGTTAATCTCCATGTCATAAAATTGTACTTTCATTTTGCCACCATGACAAGGCCCACATTACCCAGTGCATAGCCCATGAACATAATACCTTGGCCCACGCCGCCTTTCATAAACTGGTCTATGGCGACAGCAAAGTATACCACGCCTATTACCCCTATTAACCATGAGCTCATTGATAGTCGTCCTTTGCTTTATCTTTAACTAGTTTGGGCTGTCCTTCTGGGCGCACTACTAAGTTGCCAAGGTACGCCGCCACCTGCTTGTTAATCTTTTCTAAGGCAGAAATACTTTTTAGTTTGCGCGGCTCCCAGATCTGCGCCTCAGAAATACCCTTGTCTATCAAAACAATCGCAGCCATCTCTTGATCGTTAATTTTACGGTGCGTTGAAGTTGTGCTTAGCTTATAGCCTGGCGGAATGATGTTGGCATCAACAGCTTGGGCCAATGCATACTCTTCCACATCGTTAGCCCATGTGCGCAGGTCTTGCGCTCGGCTAAGTACAAAACTAACTTCTTCACTGTCTAATAATGGTGGATCTTTAAATTCTAGTTTAGCTACCTCACTATTAAAATCAGAGCGGGCGCGGCAGGTTGCCTTAGCTCGGCAGAACTGGCAATGATCGCCAGGTAAGAACTCTCCTGATCCGGACCATGCCTTTTTGGCTTTGGGTTTTACGAAGTAATTTGCCCAATCGACCAGCTTAGTGATTGTCGTTCCGTCAGATGATATGCTGTCCAAGCGAGGCTGGTGGATCGTGTAGGATACCTCTTTGATGTCCGGATACTCTTCTTTAAATTTTGAATAAGCTCCGAGAGCATATAATCGCAGTTGCGGGTTGTCTTGTGCCTGCACGGGTACTCCCTTGCCAAACTTGAGGTCGATGACGCGAATGGCGTGCTTAGAAAGTATAACCACATCGGCTGTACCAAAACCATCAGGTACCCAGTCAGAGAAGTCCACGCGCTGCTCAAAAAGCGGGGTATCGCCTTCACCGATTTGAGAGCGGACATATAGAACATAATTATCGACGTTAGCCTCGAAATCGTCGTTGTAATAGGGTGTGTTTTTAATGATGTCATATTCTGTTTGATACTCCTCAATTCCTATTTGTCCGTAATAATGACGCAACTTAACTTCAGCCAGTGAGTGGGCCATGGTGCCTTCTTGACTGAAGTCAAACGCACCTTGCTTTCTTTTTTGCTCTGGGAGGGTTGCTTCTAGTCTGGCGCTGGGTGTGCACGTTAACCACCGTTTTGCACCCGATGCGCTGAGGAGGGCGTGAGCCGTCATAATTTTTACCTTTTTAGCGTTTTATATTGTATATATACTAATGCAAAAAAGGGACTTTTGCAAGCCCCTTTTTAGAGTGTACCACAAAAAATAAAAAGCTAGGATTTCAGGGCGGAAATTAGATCGGAAATCTCTTTATTAAAATCGATTTTTGCCTCTACTTTTACATCCAATTTGGTGTCGCGGGTCTCGCGGTAGTCTTGCTGGAACTGGCCCCGAAGAGCTATTTCGACAAGCCGGCTATTGAAGTTTTTGTTTTCCACATTGGCGAGCAGCTGTGTCTCCCAATAGGACTGAGCGTGTACTAGCGCAATATCCAGCGCCTCAGCAAACTCAGGGTGCTTCTTTCTCCAGGTCTCTGCTGTTTGTTTGGAAATCCCTATTTTGGACCACATCATTTTCTGTGACGCGCCCTCTGTGCCCATAGCAATAATGGTATCGCACATTTTAGGATCAAATTTAGGGACCAGTTTATTATTTGCCACACTTCCACCTTTTCAAAGCTGCCGCTTTACGTGTTGGTTTGCCGTTCTCGTCTTTCATTGGGCCTTTTACGCCGCTCATACGAGCGCAGAATGAGTCTTTACGAGCACCGCCTTCAGGTTGTGGTGCCTTGAGGTTGCTACCAGTGGCCGCGTTGTACTTAGCACGACCCTTGGCTGTTAGTCCAGCGCCTTGAGACGCAGGCAGCTTCTCGCCACGGCCAATAGAAAGGGAAGGATTCTTTTTAGTTGCCATTATTTCTTTACTTTCCCACCGCGCTTGTATGGCTTATCTAAACCCTTCATACCGCTCATATCGCCACCACCTGCACTACCACTGCCGCCTTTAATAGAAGACGATTGAGTTGGTGGTTTTTTAGTCATTAATTCTGCCATTTTAGCATCGTGAGCTTTACTGGTGTTACTCATGTTTTCTCTAAATTGGGCCATACTTTTTTCTTTGCCCTCTTTATATTCTGTCATGCGTTTTTCTGCTGCGGCTTTGCTTTCGGGAGATCTTTTGTCTGCAAAATATTGAAGATCTTTTGAGCTTGTATTACCGCCCTCAGACATTTTCTTAACACCGCCACCACATGCCATCTTAGGCATCTTTTTGAAGTCTTTCATTTCTTTACCTTTGCGGTTTTAGCGGCTTCTTTAAAGTTACTAGCAGTTGGAGCACCGGCAGTGCCCGGCTTGCGCATCTTTTCACCAGAGCCCGCTGCGATGCGCTCTCTCTTTTTTTGGATATTGGCGTACAAGCCAGGTTTAGCTGCCATGGTTTTTCCTTAAAATGTGATACCGATACCGTTAACACGTTTAACGACACGGGTTAGCTCACGCTCGTTGGCGTCACTAACAAATTTGTTAATTTCTACTGCCTTCTCGATCACCTCTTCCACGGTTGGGAACTTAGGTGCCAATTCAGCGGCATCTTTGGCTGCTTTGTCAAGCATTTCAAACGCTTGCAGGTTGGCCTTGTATTGCTGCTCTAAAAACTCTTTAGCAGTCTGGAATACGGAATAGCGTAATTCAAATGGATTCATGATAAATCTCCTGTGTGATGTGTGTAAGTGGGTGTTCAGAGCGTCTCACGACGAGTCCTACTGTCCCTATATACACTAATGCAAAAACAGGCTAATTTCCGCCCTTATTATTCGCCAGGGATAATAATCTTTTTGGCTGGCTTTTCTTTAGGTTTTTGCTGCTCCTCCATCATTTTACGGAAGGTGGGCATCATTTCGTTGACAATCAGCTTGGTCATTGCCTCCGCCTCGAGGCGGTGCTGCATCTCCTGTTCGGCTGTGGTTTTCTTGGTCTTTTTATCGACCTCCTCCACAATGTTATTACCAAACTTGCGGTGCTTTAAAAACATGCGAATAAAATTATCTTCACTCATCTTTTTTCTGTATCTCCTCAATCGATTTTAATGTTGCTTGGGCCTTCTCAATCTGTGGACCAGCTTGCATCTGGAGCAATTGAATAAATGCTACCAATGACACCGCGTTAGTATGCAGTGGGTTGTTAAGAATGTTAAGCAGCGCGTTAATCTCTTTGACTGTCAACTCTACGGTTACTGCAAAATCATCTATGTTCATTTCTTTTTACCTTTCTTTGGTTTAAATAGTGCCTCTCTTGCTGCTAACTTATCTGGGTCGGTACAGTACTGATCCAATTCAAACTTGCGCTTGTAAGTGTCAAACAGTTTTTCCATGCGCATGTCGTGTAAAACTTTAATGCCCCAGAGTGCATTGCCGACTTCATCTTCTGTCATAGGTACTGGATGGTCGCCATGATGTTTGAACAACAAGTCAATATCTTCGCTGGTTTGCCACACCAACATGATGGCAGATTCTAAATCTACGTTGTTCATTTCACTTTCTTTTTCCAGTCGTGCACAAAGAACGGACCAACTACGTCAAGCGCCTTAAATACTTCTTGGAACGCCTCTAGGTCGTCTGGGTGCCATTGTTCAGGATTCTTTAAATCCTTTCTTAGGCTTTTGTAAGTGCTGATTAACTCCGCAGCCATAAGTGCGTCTAAACAGTCGTCATCTACTTCGATCATCATACTTGCGTCCCCCTTTTAAACTCCATACACTGCGATGTTGCTAGAGTTACTTCTGGTTTAAATGGTAGTGCCTCAAATTGCTTTCTCATTTTTTGGCACTGCTCTTGTGGCATGGATTGCGTGCTTGTCATAAAGTCACAAGTCATGCCAATACAAACTACTGATACAAAAATAAATGACATCATTTTTCCTGCTCCCGTTTAGCTAGTTCACGTTCAATGTACCACTTTGCTTTTTTTAAGTCCTCTATTGCGTCTTTCTTTAGGTCGCAGCGCCAGATATACTTGAGTGCGTTACCTAAGTTAAATCCCATGTGCTCCGTAATCTGTAT